TGGTAGCCACGCCGACACCGCTACTGCAGAAACAAGAGAGGGTCGTTGTGGTCTAGCATCCCTAATGTTTTCATCATCGGTTACTCTGGCTATTCTGTTTTGTGGATGGTTGTGGCGGTCATACTTTCCTTCGTAATCCATGTTGCAAACCATCATACCATAGCTATTCTTTTTTAACTCCCGCAGGGGATACCGAAAGCCACAGATGTCACAAAGTCCTAATGATTTAGTTGCTCCCATTACTTATAGTTCAGGCGGGGCGTAAGATATAAGCTTGCACGTTCTTTATCTTCCTCTTGCGCTCGCACCAGCCTTTCTTCGTACTCCGTTTTTAACATTTGGATTCTCCCCATATCGACACCTGGTCGCTTCATGGACATAAAGTATGCCGTACCTGCAGTAAGGCAGGGATAGAAACGGCGAGAGATGTCTGCAGTTTGTGAAGACCTTGAAACATCCTGAAAATATTTTACAGTTTCAAACTTAACTTTATCTGTATTGTTTTCGGGTACAGGCCACAAATACACAACAGGATTGTCACGCTCTCTGCGTACTGCGTATTGTGTCGGGCGACCCGTTTGCCCTTTGCGTGGAATCTTGAGATACTCTTCCATGCTAATGCGTTCTAGCTGCAGGTCAGTGTTATCTCTATTGACCACTGCCTCAACTACATCAATATTGTGTGCGTCTAGACTATAGGCTGTGACACTTGTTGCCACGGTCACCGCCGTAGTATTAATTGTCCAAAGTTGGATACCACGGTTTTGCCAATCTTGCAGGAGCAGGTTTATAGAACGGCGTGCAGAGCGAGGCTCTTCGCCTAGTGTCGGCTCACCGCCAATCATTTCCATTGCTTCTTGGATTACCTCATCAATATCCATTGAGAAGCTATATGTTCCTGATGTTGCCATTATGCTTTTCTCCTACGTTTGGTGCGACCAGCACAGTGAGCCTTTTGACTGAAGCCTCTTGGACTTTTACAGTTGATAGACTTTTTGCGCTTTGCAGACCACCTCCTTTTCTTAGAACCAGGCTTACTTACCTGCTGGCTGGTCGCTGACCTACTTATCGCCATTGTCTTTAAGTTTGTCTTCTGTTCTTGCGACCAAGACCGAAAGTCTGTTTTTGACTTTTAGGAGGGCGTTTTTTACTGCCTCTTGAACCTGCCCAAAAAACTTTATCAGCCCAGTAAGCAGCTGAACATTTGCCTCTAGCAATGTTCTTCGAATGCCTTGCTTTAAAGTTTCTACGAGCTTCTGGACTGTAATTGTGACCCATTCCTTGAGCGCCGAACCTAATTGTTTTAATTTTTCCATTATCACACCTTACTGCAACTACTGCTTTTTTAGTTGGATGTTTAGGAGTCATCTTAGGTTTATTTAAACCTTTGAGTCCTAATTTTTTTAGTTTAGCTTTTTCTGCGTTTGTTAATGCCATTAGTATAACCTATTATGTCCTGAAATCTTACCACCCTTACTTTTAGAAACGGTGTCAGTTGCAAAAGGTTCTTTATCTTTATTTGTTTTATAATACTCGGTTACAAAAGAGCCATCCGAATCTTTACGTGTTTTTACTCTTGCCACATTACCATAAGGCTGCTTTGCCATAGCCTCATCGTTTATCTGCTTTGCTCTTTGAGCATCTGTAAGTTTTTTCTTTGCCATTAGTATAACCTGTTATGTCCTGATTGAGTTTTTTGTTTAATCTTGCCGCCCTTTTTAGCTGTACGATATTTAGCTGTTTTTTTTGCTATAGCTTTAGGTTGCGGAACATGCTGCTTTCTTTTTTTGATTCCTTCTCTTTTTGCTCTCGTAGTTGCCGCATACTCTGCTTTTGTGAGTGCATCCCTCGCCTTTTTAGGTAAGTACCTCTCACCTGTAGCTTTTTTACCCTGTGTGCTTGGGTTACCACTTGCTGTACCCCAGTCTTCTTTTTCCCATTTGTCTAAAGACTTTTGTGATTTTGCTTTTGCCATTTAACATACTACGATGTGTAGCTCCCACCTCTAGCTTTATATTCTTTAGCAACCATTTGAGCTTTTCTTGCTGACCACTGACCAGGTTTACCGCCTTTGCCTCCAGCCCTAATACGCTCAACTATTTTTTTTCTCATACCAGGTTTTGTGTAGTTGCCTGCTTCATTGACACGGCTACCTTTCTTTTTAGAAACAGAACGACCTGCCTCACTCATAGCAATAGCTACCGCTTGGCTTTGACCATAACCCTCATCCATTAGCTTACTAATGTTCTTGCTAATAGTCTTATCACTTGTTCCTTTATACAAAGGCATTAGCGCTTCCTTGCCTTACCAAAACCTTGACCAGTTGCACGAGCGCAAACTCCACCACCATGTTTTTTCTTAGTCATGGTTGAGCCACCTGTTCGGTCTGCATTAATAATTTTAAAGTCCTTGTCATCAATAACACCATCTTTATTCATGTCAATCTTTTTTTGCTTTTCGGTTAACTTAGCCATTACTTCATTGCCTTTCCGTAACCACGTGTAGCGCAACCTACACCTTTAGGAGTGCCACCCTTTTTAAGAACCTTTGGACCTAAATCTTTTGCGGCTTGTACACGGCGTTTTTTCCTACCTTCAAGAGCTTGCATAGCTGCAGCAGCTGCACCGCCAGCAGACTTCTTAGTCATCTTGCCGCCATAACCTTTTTCTACTTTAATGCCTTTTCTTTCTTTAAGCATATCTGCATATTTGCTTTGTTTACCAGCACGAACATTACCAATGATTGCACGTTGAGCAGTAGGCTTTAAACCATCAAACTCAAACTCAAGACGGTCTACTTTAGACATACCTTCAACAGGTTTTTTACCTGACTGGTTTGTTCCTACAGCACGCTTTTGTTTAGCTGCTGCTTTCTTAACCTGTTTAGCAGCGGCTGGTAGTTTTGCTAAAGCACCACCTGCTAATTTTTTTGTAATAGCCATTATTGTCTTCCTCCAATTGTGTTTTCTCCCGCCATAGAAGCAGGTGCTTCCATATCGTCACGCCGTGTTCTGCGTGCTTGGTTTCTTAATGCTTCAACAGCAAGTTGATAACGCTGTTCGTAATAACTGCTTACTGAAAAGTTTTTCATAAAATCTCCTGCCTCTACCATGCAGCCATAAAACAAAGCGTCATAGCAAAAGTCAGAGAAGTAGTTAGTTTGATTTACACTAGTCAGTGTAGTCGGTCTAGCGACATATACAAGTTCCCCGCTGTAAGTAGCGCTTGCAGTAGGAGCAACGATAACATCGGTGTTTGTTTTCTTTGCATAATACTTTGGAGTTCCCGTACTTGCGCTGACAGGCCAGTAGTCATAAATAAACTCATCTGTTCTCTGCAGCAGATTAATTTTAGTTCCACTATCTTCAATGCGAAGATTCTTTACATATCGTGTTCCCGAAGGAAGTGTAAGGCTGTTCTTGCCTGCTGATAATGTAACTGTTGTAGTTGTTACCAAACCATAATCGTCCAATGTTTTAGTTAGCCGTTCTTCTACACGGTTAACCATTTTGGGAATAGCCGAAACAAATTCGCTGCCATCATTCTCAGTGGCTTCAATAATGTCGGTAACAAGATAAGTATAATTAGCCATAGTAAATAGTCGTAGAAATAGTTGCTGCTGCAGATACGATAACCTTACCTGCCATGCGAATACCATTGTCTGCGAAGTCCTGATAAGTGTCGCCGTTTACTTGGAACTTAATGCGACCACCGTTGGTATTACCAAATGGGTCAACAGACGTACCAGTGATAACTACAATGCCTGTGCCTACACAGTTAACACCACGAACACGGGTGTCGGTAACAGTCACACTAGTAAGCGAATCTACAAAAGTACCAGTCCCAGAAACAAATGCGCTTCTAATATTAGTCATTGATTGCTCCTATAAAAAATGTCAATAGCTATATTATACTAAAAAAGGGGGTGAGATACAAGTCCCACCCCCTTCAAAGGTCAGCTAATAGGTGTTTTAATTAAGCACCTTGGCTTCCGTAGAAACCACGCCAGTCACTGAAACCAAACGCATAACGCTCACGAGCTTTAAAGCGCAGGTTGCCAGTGTCGAAGTCAGGCTCCATTTTAGTCTGAAGCGGTGAACGGACGAACATTTTCGCACCATTCGGCACATCAGTCTTAATGAAGTAACCATTCGTGTCCGTGAAACGGCGGTTCACATAGAAGCCATTCGGGACAAGACCTTGATTGCGAATGCTGTTAATGTCGTTGACATTGGTAGCAGAGTTAGCAATCGTGGTTGACAGCGGCGAGTTCAAAATCTGGTCTGCAGTGAAGGCCAGGTCTGACGGGATGTGCAGGCTTTCAGCTTGCGCACCAATCAGGATGCCACGGTCATCTTTAGTTTTAGAAATAGCAATCAATGCAGTTTCCAAAGCGGCTTCCGAAAGGTCAGAAGCAGCCAAGGCGTTGCTTTGGTCGCCAGCGCCAATGGTCGGGTGTGAAGCGGAGAAGAAAGCTTGTCCGTCACCACCTGCAAAGGCAGAGTTAAAGCCATTGTTGAAAACATCGGCAGCTTTAACTTGTTTCGTGTTCGCCATAGCACGAGCCAAACCTTTGGCACGCAGTTTAGCGAATGTGTCATAGAGGTTGTCCTCCATAGCTTCTTCCGTAACAGCGAAGCCAAGAGCGATTGTCTCATGCGTATAGCGTGAGGTGTAGCTTTCTTGGGCATCGTCGTAAGATACGGCAGCGCCTTCACCTTTAACAGGTGCAGTGCCGAAGCCAGTGAAGAGAACTTCTTCCTCAAATGCACGGTCTGAGTTTTCAACGTCAAACAGCGGTGCATGTTCGTCAGCAACTTCCCCATACTCAAGGCCGAATACGGCGTTAAGACCAGGGAGTAGCTCTTTTGCAATACTTGCTCTATTAATAGCCATTATTATTTATCTCCCTTAGTTACCAGCCGTAGCTGTAGTCGGAGCAGTTACATAAACTTGACGGAAGTTATCCTCGTGCAAGTTAAGTGCTACTTCGATTTTGGTGAAGGCATCGCCTACTGCATTGCCTGGTTCGTCAACAACACCAATAACTTTCAGGTCTTGTACGCCCGTGCCTACAGTAGAGGCATCAGCGCCAGCGCCTGATTTACCAGTGAAAGTTGAGCCAGCAGCTACAGAAGCAAGTGCCAGTGTTTGACCTACAACACCTGCAGTTACCGAAGCGTCTGCTTGAATGATGTAAGTTTGTGCGGGATTGTCAGTGACAAGTCCTACGGCGTTAGTGGCAGAAGTGCCACCAGGCCAATATGATTTAAACTTTTGCTCCCCGTCTTCTACATAACGACAGCCTTGGAATACACCAACAGTAGCTTGACCAGCGGAAATAATCGCAGTGATATTACCAGCGGTCACACGGACAGGTTGTCCTGTGTAGATAGAGTTCGAGTCGCCCGAAGCAATTGAGTACTCATTAGTACCATTGCTGTTCGGAGCAGCACCACGAATGCGGGAAGGAGTCAAACCATTAGGTGCATAAGTTGCAGTCATAGTATTTTCTCCTATAAATTAGTAACCAAGACTGTCGCTTATAGTTTAATCGAAACTAGGTGTGCGACCCTTAGTTACATTAGTTCTACTTTGGTTTTGAATCGGCATTCTGCGGTCTGATGAGTTTTCAAGCTGTGCATTGACAGCATCAACCATCTCTGCAGATGCGTTTTCAAAGTGTCTTTGTCGAGCTTCTGCACGTTTGATTGGCAACTTAGCAAGCGCCAAATCCCCTCGACATACAGTGCCTTTGTAACGACCTTCCTCTCTAATTGCAGAGGTGTGCGCTAGTTCAGGTACTTCTTCAAGAGAAACAAACTCCCAGCCTTCGGCCATTCGTTTACCAACATTTGTATAATCGTCACCACCTTTTAGGGTTGTACGTATCCAACGGAGTTTCATTCCTTGGTCTTCAAACCTTGCGGTTACTGATTCGGGAATATCCAAAAGATTCGGTTCACGATATTCAAAGTCTTCGGCTTCTCTTGTTTCCAGTTCACGACTCTGGGTGCTACGTGTGGTATTTCGTGCCATAAGTGTATATCCTTTCGCAACTATCGGTTAATGGTAGTATACTCGCCTTCGCCTGCCTTTTCGACTTTTAGCTTTTCGGCTGCATACTGTTCAAGTGATATGCCCCATTTTTCTGCAAGGCGTACATCTTCTTGTGAGAGTTTTACCTTCTTACTTGATGAGGGTGCTGGAGTGTGCGAAGCTCCTGCAACCACTTGAGCAGGTGTTGACGTTTCCTGCGCTACGGGGGTTTCGGCTGCTACTTCTTTGGTAGCTTTTCCAAACTTGCTTGGGAATTGCTCTGCCATGCGGCGGTCAATTTCCTGATAATAGTCATCGTCAGCTGGGTCAAACCCTTCTTCTTGAACTGCATTATCAATCTCAAGAGCAACTGCAGTTAACACACGGTCATTGTTAAACCAATCATTTGCTGCTGCCCAGTTAGTTGCCTTACGTTGTGCCTCTGACACATTGGCAGTCTGGGCTTGTTGTTGTTGCTCCTCAAATGTTTGAGGTTCAAAAGAGTCGGCCTGCTGGCGAAACTCTGTCAGCCTATAGTTATCTTGCTGGGCAGTATTAAGAGATTCTTGTGCCTTCAAGATATTATCGGCATCGCCGCTTTCTACGGCCTGACGGTACGCAGCACGAGCAAGCTCTAAACGTTCCGTCACTTGACGCTCGTTAGATTCAACATTATTATTTAAGAGATTCTTGTATTCTTCTTCTCTCTGTTGAAGCTTGGTTTGCATTTCCTTCTGTTGTGCCAAAAGGTTTTCAATTTCAGCTTCACGTTCTTTTTTCTGTTTTACCAGTTGTCGAATGCGTTTTTGAGCGCCAGATGTTTCTACACCCTTTGTTTCTTTTTCTTGCTCTTCTTCAATTGTAGGGGTAGTTTCTTCTTGGGGTGCTTCGGCTTCCACTTTTGCTTCAGGCTGTTGCTCTTCGGCTTTAGTTTCCACTTCAGCTTGAGGTGCGTCTGCTTCTTCGGCATCTTGTTCACCTTCAATTTCAAATTCCACCTTTTCTTGTTCAGGGGGTGAGCCTGGTTCGATGGTAGACCATTCAGTCTCTGCCATAGTATTTTCTCCTGTTTAACGTCTGCGGCGAAATAGACGAATAACGCCGATACATAATATTATATAGTATGATTGTTTAATTCACAAGAGTGACTGTGAATTTTTTTAATTGCTTAGATTAAATGTAGGGTCTAAGTCTTTTGCATCTTCGACTACCATCTTGATGTCATCATCAAACAATAGCAAAAGATTTACGCCCTTGTAAAAAAATTTGCTTCCTGTATGTTTTCCATAACACACAAAGTCACCTTCTTTACACCAAGGACCATTGGCAAACTTCTCGTCTTTATAAGCTAGGTCGCCAACTTTTAGAACACGGCCAACTGTTGTAAGGTAAGCCATGTCCGATTTGGTTGAGTCAGGCAAAAGGATACCACCCTTAGTTGCTGACTTAACTGATACTGGACGAACAAGGATATGGTATCCAGGAATTTCTGGAAGCGGATTTGGGTCTGCAATATCCTCGTCTGTAATCCATTCATCGTTTTTCAAAGCACTAGATGCAGCTTGCATATTTACTCCTCTTCGATATATTTATTCAGATAATCTTTGATAAGACCTACGGCCTTTTCTAAACCAGCGATTGTTCCCACTGATTCACAGTATCTAGAATAATCCGAAGCGGCTCCATACGCAAGCGAATTTTTTATAGACTCAATTTCTTTTTGTATTTCTTTTACTAACTCTTCGTATAACACTACTCAATGCCTTGTTGCTTGATTACGTCTGCCAATAGTTTAGCAGAAACTTTAGCTTCTTCCAAGTCATTATTTTCTTGGGCTTTCAGCAAGTCGGCCAGTACGTCCATAGCTTTCAATGCACGCTTGGCATCTCTGTCCTCTTGCTTCTGGTAAGCTTTCATTTGTTCCTGCGCTCCTTTGGCTTGCGTATCGAGAACAATCTTCTGTTCTTTTAAGTCAAGGTCACGATTTTTAAGTGCTGCATCTGCCTGTGCTTTAGCAATCTGTGCAGCAGTTTTATTCTGTTCTACCTGAAGTTTCTGTGCTTCAATCGCCAGCATTTGTTGTTCAGGTGTAGCTGGTCCTTGAGCAGCTGCGGCATTAGCCTGCAGAATTTGCTGGGCAGCTTGTGCCTGTACCTGCTCAATGGCTGACGGGTCAAGTGCGATTTGACCAAGTGTTTCTGGATTTTGCAATGCAGCATTGTACAGACCCATCATTTGCTCTTTATATTTAAGCATCATGTGTTCTGTAATATTATCTTGAAGAACTGCCGCAATCATTTTAAACGCAGGGTTGCGTTGCTGATTCATTGGGTCTTGCAAGAAGGCAGTCTTAACTGCTACATGTGCATCATGGTTTTGTCCTTCAAATGCTTTGATGGGCTTGCCTTCTGAAGCAATCATAATATCTGTCATTGCGTCATGCGGTTGTGCCTCTTCTTTAATAGGCATAAGTTTGTCTACATCAGGAACATTGGCAGTAGTCAGCAGCATTCTATTGATTGCTTCCATGTCGAACATTCCTGGCGCAGACTGCTGTGCAACCTGTTGTACCATTTGAATAAGCATCATACGCTGTGCATTAGACGGAATGTTCGGGTCAGATACTGGGATAATATCTACACGGCCATCAAAGTCTGCTTTAAATACTTTTTCGCTTATACCTGGAAGGTCATAAGGATATTCTCCAGGCAATGACTCGTGGTTAACACGTGCCAATACTTTAAACTCATCACCCTGCGCTTTGTGCAGCCGCTTGTGAATAGCAGAGAAGAACTTGCTTGAGGCTTCGAGCAATGCCATTGTTGTGCCAACTGGACCATAGCCACCGCTGTCTGCAATGACTTGCTCTGTGCTATCGGCAAATTTCTGACCTGCTCCTGTCACAAAGGACAGCATGTTGAACAAAGTCTGTGAAGGTTCTTTAAACGGCAACGGAATAATAGACTTAGACAAGTCCATGCCTGTTGCTTCTACTTCTTTAAATTCCCCAGGCGCAATAGGGTCGTTGTCACCCACCATACGCACGCCTTTAGCTTTGAAGCCACCAGGGAGGTTAGCGAACTGACCAGCATCAAGCAGGCTGCGCATAGCAGCGGTAGCAGACATAGTAAGGTTACCAAGGAAGTGAATAAGACCCAGACCATAGAAACCGAAGCCTGGTACATAGCGGTAATGAGTGAAGTGCATTTTCTTAACATACTTGTCATCTCCTTCTGACCAGTTGCGGCGAATCGAAAGCACCTGACCCGACTGCTGTTCTACAGTTACAATATATGGACAGGCAGTCTTGCCTTTGTGCATCTTGTCTTCTTCAAGTTCTAGATAGCAGTGCTGTTCTAGCAACACATACTGCGGGTCATTATCTCCTGCAGGTGACAGACCAAGAACTGTGTCCATCTTTTCTGCCATGCCTGACAAAGTAGGAACACCTGCTTCAGGAAGTTCCATATCGGCATACATGCCTGCTTCTATCTGGC